GGACCACGCGACCTTCATGGAGGCGCTTGAGCGGCTGGCATCTGGCAAGTGGACTGCCGAACGCGGCAGGGCTATTGCCCGAATGGCTTTAAATAAAAGGAAAGTCCAATGACCCCGGACGAACTGGTTGATAAGGTGGCGCTGCTGATGGGCGAAGCGGCTGGCGCAGTATGGGATGACGAAGAACAGCGTTTCTATAATGCCCTTGCCAATGAAGCCATCCGCGTTGTGCTGGAGGAGGCGGCGAAGGTGGTTTGGACAATGCGCCGTGATCCGTTGACTATGGCTGGTGACCATCATGGAAAGGCGGGCGAGTGGATGCGCGCCGCCTTAGATGATGCTGAAACAGCCATCCGCGCCCTGATGCCAAAGGAGGGGGAATGAATAAAAACAAACCAACACCCGGAAGCGACGAGGCAGTAGAACAGGGCTGCATGTGTCCAGTTCTGGATAACGCCCGCGGGCAAGGCTTCATGTACGGCGGTAAACGATCCTACTGGATATCAGGAGCTTGCCCAATGCATGGCGGGGATGGGAAAGTAAATGACTGACACAGAAAAGCGTCCAAGCACTTTGCAAGAAATTATGAACCTTTTGCAGGATAGGTACGCAAGTTTAAGTAAATGGGCAGACGAACAGCCCACAAACAATGAAATGGAAAACATTGGGCTTATGGCTTTTGTCGCGCATCATAGAACAGAGCTAGTTGCGGCGGCTCTTTACAATGCTCTGGAATTGTTAATCGCAAAGGAAAGCAAATGAACTCAATCAAGCAGGCAATCATCGATATCGTAAACAATATGCCGGTGCCAGTGAGCCATACGCTTCTAGCCATCGCCATGTTTCTACCATTCGCATATGTAAATCAGCCAATCGCTGGGGCGGCATTCGCATCTGCATGGGCAATGTCACGCGAGGTGAGAGACTGGCAAAAGGGAACCGGCTACGGTCTACAAGCTTGGCTATATCCAACGCTCGTATCCTGCGCTCTGGCGGCAATCTGGGTTCTGATAGGAGCATGACATACTGGCTTGTTCTCACATGGTACGGGATGGTGAACAACATGGTCATTGTCCCGCAACCTTTACTTTCCATAGAGGAATGTAAAACTATGGGAGAACAATGGAAGGCATCTGGCACTAATCATCTTGGTAAAGATTACGCCTGTCTTCCAAGGTAAGCTGACAAACGCAGGGTGGAGAAGTGGTCATCTCGATTGGCTCATACCCAGTAGATCGCGGGTTCGATCCCCGCCCCTGCAACCAATTTCGCCCTTGTAGCACAGTTGGTAGTGCGCCTGATTTGTAATCAGGAGGTCGCGGGTTCAAATCCTGCCGGGGGCACCAATAATGGAGAGGGTCATGCCTGAGTTCGACAGAGAGATCTATGCGGCGTTAGAGCGACTTAACAATGCCGTGAGAGACATGGTGCCTATGAAGCGCCTGCACGAGGTCTGGGCGGCTCAGAAGGCCACCATGCTCATCCTAGAGCGGGCATTGCCGTATATGCCGCAGGAGCTGCATATGGAGGCCTGCATAGCCTTAGACGCATATGAGCTTGCCAGTAACCGGAGCCGCCAATTCAAATTCAGGACCGTGGAAGAACAGGCAGAGCATCTCAGGCACATGCAATACGAAGCAAGGGTGCAGGCTAGTCAGGCGCGTCTGGAAGCAAAACGTCAGCGCAAATTGGCATCAGATCGTAAACGGCGCGCAGAGAAGCGAGCCGCAAAGAAAAAGTAAAATACGGCGTGTAGCGCAGTCTGGTAGCGCATCTGGTTTGGGACCAGAGGGTCGGGAGTTCAAATCTCTCCACGCCGACCACTACTGCGGGATCGTCTAATGGTAGGACAGCGCACTTTGACTGCGCCAATCTAGGTTCGAGCCCTAGTCCCGCAGCCAAACAAAGTAACGAATGTTTCACGTGAAACATTATGGCAAAAAGGAGATGACTATGAAGATCGAAGTACTGAAGCTTACACGCATGCTGCGGATTGCTAATCAATCATCTGATTTGCGTGATTTGCCTTATCTGGCCCGCGACATTTTGTTTTACATTGCTGAGATCGAAGGGAACGATGATGTAATTGTAAATGACATCATGCATGCATTCCGTGATCAGGCAAATGTAATAACTCTGCGAAATCATTTTGCCATGCTCGAAGACAATGGCTTTGCCAAGCGCAGAGAGCCAACACGCGGTGACAAGCGCTTTCGTTACGTTGTGCTGACACCAAAGGGTAAGGCGGCAATTAAATCTTACGCTGATGCTCTTGCTGCTGCGGCATAATGATGTAAATTACCGCAAGCAAATCAGGAGGCTCACATGTGGCTTGGTGTAATTATCTTTACCATCGTTTTCGCTGGGTGCTTTGTGGGCTTCCGTCACTTAGATCGTGTACAAAAGCTTAGTGAAGAGCTTTATGATTTGCGGAAGCGCCTTCATGAAGAAGCAAATATTTTGGGCGCGTCGCTGCAAGATACGGAGAAAAAGCTTTTGAAGCTTTCGATCAGTCACGCTGCGGCCCCAAGCACAATACCGCCATACAATGTTAAGATCGTACCAGCGTCGGATGATAAGCCTGCGACATGAACCAGTTGCCGCGCATCAGGATTGATGGCATAGAGAAGTTCACAGGCTCTGCCGACCCGGTAGACTTGGCTCAGTTCTTTAGGGACGACCAAGCTTTCGAGTACGAGCAGAGCCTGTACCAATTTATGCAGGCTGCATGGCCGCACATCGATCCGACGCCATTTGTGCCATCATGGCATATCGAAGCTATCGCAGAGCATCTAGAGGCGGTCTGCCGCGGTGATATCAAACGCCTGCTAATCAACCAGCCGCCGCGCACCAGCAAATCGTCCAGCCTTGTGGCGTTCGACGCATGGGTCTGGGCGCAGCGCCAGCAAATGACGGAAACGTCTGGGCCTCACGTCCAGTTCCTGCATTCGTCTTACGCTCTGAGCCTGAGCGTGCGCGATAGCGTCAAGACGCGCCGTCTGGTCGAGAGCCCTTGGTACCAGCATTTCTGGGGAGATCATGTGCAGATCACGGGCGACCAAAGCACCAAAACCCGGTTCGATCTAAGCGCAGGCGGTTACCGGCTAGCCACATCTGTCGGCGGCGCTCTGACCGGCGAAGGCGGATCGATCATTATCATCGACGACCCGCATAACAGCGTCGAAATGGAAAGCGAGGCTGTTCTTTACAATACGATTGAATGGTTTGACCGCTCGATCTCCACCCGCCTGAATAATCCAAAGGATGGCGCGATAATCGTCGTCATGCAGCGCCTGAGCGAGGCGGACCTGTCGGGCCACATCATCGAGCAGGGCATTGGCGACTGGACGCACCTGATGCTGCCCATGCGCTATGAGCCAGAGCGCGCCCGCATCCTGTACCCGACCGTCATTGGCTGGTCTGATCCGCGCACTGAGGAGGGCGAGCTTCTGACGCCTGAGCGCTTCGATGAGCAGGCCACAAACCTTCTGGAGCGCCAGCTAGGCCCATATGGCACGGCAGGCCAGTTACAACAGCGCCCAGAGCCAAAGGGCGGCGGTATCATCAAGCGCGATTACTGGGTGTCTTGGGAGAGCGACAAGTTCCCGCCCATGGAATTCATCGTGGCCAGCCTCGATTGCGCTTACACCACCAAAGAAGAAAACGACTATAGCGCTATGAGCGTATGGGGCGTCTGGCACGATAGCGGCGGCGTCAATGCCGTTACAATCCCCCAAGGCATGGTCAATGCCGGTGCTGGGTTCGTGCGCGAGAGCCGCACTGAGCGCGATGACGTGCCCCGCGTGATGTTAATGAATGCATGGCAGGGCAGGCTGGAGCTTCACGATCTCGTGACACGGGTTGCCGACACCTGCCGCAAATTCAAGGTCGATTTACTTTTGGTCGAGAACAAGGCCAGCGGCCAGAGCGTCGCGCAGGAAATCCGGCGCCTGTACAGCCATGAGGAATTCGGCGTCCAGCTCATCGATCCCAAGGGACAGGACAAGGTCGCCCGCGCCTATAGCATCCAGCATTTACTTGCTGAGGGTATTGTCCACGCCCCGCTCGATTATCCATGGGCGGATATGCTGATTACCCAGTGCTCGCAGTTCCCAAAAGGTAAACACGACGACTTAGTCGATACCGTGACGCAAGCGTTGCGATGGCTCCGCACGTCCGGTATGATGCAGCGCGCTGATGAACGCACTGCTGAGATCAATCGCGCAAAAGAATTCACTGGCTATAGAGGGGCAGAACCTCTCTATCCAGTTTAGTAAAAGGATGGCCCCATGCCCGTGCCCGGCTTAAATCCAAACATCAGGCTGGTGCCGGAAGCGCCAGATGTTGTCGCTACTGAAGATGTCGAGGTCTTGCTCGATGACGGATCGAATGGCGACGATACGCCTGACGTAGATGACGCTGGCAATATCCTGTCGATCAAACATCCTGATGGATCAATCAGCATTTCGCTCGATGGCTCGCCGCTTGGCAAGGTAAATGGCGAGCAGCGCGATCTTGGCTTCTACAAAAACCTCGCTGAAGAAATCGACGAGATGGAATTAAGCCGGATCGCTGACGATCTGATGCGCGGCATCAATGCTGATTTGGAAACGCGCAAGGACTGGATCGAGGACCGCGCTCAGGGCTTGAAGCTTCTGGGCCTCAAAATTGAAATCCCCGGTTTGCAAGGCGCCGCCGACGGTGCGCCGGTCGAGGGCATGAGCCGCATTCGCCATCCGCTCCTGCTCGAAGCCTGCCTGCGCTTCCAAGCAAATGCTCGCAGCGAGCTTCTGCCGACAGATGGTCCGGTAAAAATCCGTGAGGACAATGCCAGCACCACGACAGAGGAAGATAAGCTGGCTGACGCCCTCGAAAAGGACATGAACCATTATCTGACCAGCACAGCGAGCGAGTATTATCCAGACACCGACCGCATGCTGCTCATGCTTGGCTTTGGCGGCAGTTCGTTCAAAAAAGTTTACTTCTGCCCGCTGCGTAATCGCCCGGTCAGTGAGAGCGTCGATGCTGACGACTTGATTGTAAACAATCAGGCCACTGATTTGGAAAATGCCAAGCGCGTGACGCACAGGATCATGATGCGTCCTAGCGTCGTGAAGCGCATGCAGATCATTGGCGCATATCGTGACATTCCGCTGCATAGTCCAAAGCAGCGCGATGCCGACGCCGTGACGGATGCAAAGGCAGCGCAGCAAGGCATCGATCCAACAGTCAATGTGGCTGAGGACCGCGACCGCGAAATCTATGAGTGCTATTGCGAGCTTGATGTTGCAGGCTTCGAGCACACGATCAAGGGCGAGGCCACAGGCCTTGAGCTTCCATATCGCGTTACCATCGATGTGAGCAGCAGGCAGATTTTGTCGATCATCCGCAATTACGATGAGGACGATGACGAGCTTCCGACAGCCCGCAAGACATTTGTGAAATATACATTCGTGCCGGGCCTTGGGTTCTATGACATTGGCCTACTGCACATTTTGGGCAATACGACCAATGCTGTGACGGCTGCATGGCGCGAGCTGCTCGATGCTGGCATGTATGCCAATTTCCCCGGCTTCCTGTATTCGGATCAGGGCGCTCGCCAGAACAGCAATATCTTCCGCGTGCCTCCGGGCGGCGGTGCTCCCATCAAGACGGGCGGTATGGCTATCAATCAGGCTATTATGCCATTGCCATACAAAGAGCCGTCCAGCGCTCTTATGACGCTGGCCCAGAACATTGGCGAGTACGGTCAGCGCGTCGGTGGCACGGCAGAATTGGCTGTCGGAGAAGGCCGTCAGGATGCGCCGGTCGGCACGACGCTCGCCATGATCGAGCAGGCCACAAAGGTTCTGAATGCTGTCCACAAGCGCATGCATGCGGCGCAGAGCGAAGAGTTCCAGCTTCTGATCGAATGCTTCCGTGATCATCCTGAGAGCTTCTGGCAGCGCAATAAGCGCCCGTCTTACCAGTGGGATGAGGCGACATTCCGCGAGGCGCTCAATAACTATTACCTCGTGCCGCAGGCTGATCCAAATACCGCCAGCCATACGCAACGTCTGATGAAGGTATCTGCTCTGGTTCAGATGGCCGGTGCGGTGCCGCAATTGTTTAATCAGCGTGAGGTTGCTCAACAGGCCATTATGTCTATTGGCTATGGTAATCCTGAGCGCTTCCTCGCAAATCCAAATGCTCCGCCGCCAATGGACCCGCGCGTTATACAGGCGCAGTCCAAGGCCCAGAGTGATGCCGCAATGTCTCAGGCACGCATGATGGACGCTCAGTCCAATGTTGCGCGCACGCAGGCTGATGTCATGAAGACGCAGGCTGAAGTTAACCAAATGCAAAACGGCGAAGGTAACGGAACCGGCAAGCAAGTTGATACGCCTGTCGATATTGCCCTTGCACATGCCAAGTTGCTCGACGCGCAAGCAAAGCACAAGAAGAACAATCTTGATGCCGCCTCGAAGATGATGGATCACCATCATAAGAATGAAGACAGGAACGCGGATATCTTGAAGGCTGCGGCAGGGCATGCGCGAGAAGCAGCCAAGGTACGTAACGAAAACGAGCAAAGCGACATCGATAGGCAGATGGAACTTATGAAACCGCCTCCGGGCGGGCTGACGCCTCGTTAACGCCGACAGTCTTGATTTTGTTAGAAAAACCGCTATTGATTGCCCATCGCGGTCAATAAGGGTTTGTGGCGCATGGCAAAATCAAGAATATCTGAAAAAGATTTTATTGAGGCCATGCAGCGTCTAGGCTCAATTGAAGAAGTCGCAAAGGTCTTTGGCGTTTCGACACGTTATGTTTTTACCATGCGAAACAGGATTGAAGCGACACAGGGTATTTCGCTTCGCACTTGGAAAAAAGACCTAAGAGCCGCTAGGAAAAATCCTCACATTGAAAAGTTTGGTCATCGCCGCATTGTAAACATTGTTGGCATGGCGGTTATCTTTTCCGACGCGCATTTCTGGCCCAATGAAAAGTCTGTGGCATTTGAAGCGCTGAAGCGTTTTCTCAAGAAGCACAAAAAAGAAATCAAGCTAATCGTATGTAACGGCGACGCATTTGATGGCGCTCGCATCAGCCGCCATCCAGCGACGGGATGGGCCAATATGCCAGAGGTCGCTGATGAGCTTGATGCATGTAAAGAAAACCTTGGCGAGATCGAAGCCCTAGCGCCTGATGGCGTTCCGCTCATTTGGTGCATGGGCAATCACGATAGCCGCTTCTCCGCCAGATTAGCCCAAATGGCACCTGATTACGTGCGTGTGCTGGGTACGGACCTGCCAGATCATTTCCCAGCGTGGGGGCATTGCTGGAGCCTAGAAATCAACGGCCACACCATGGTCAAGCACCGTTGGCATCAAGGCGTTCACGCTACTTTTAACAATGTAATGAAGGGCGGCAGGCACATATTCACGGGACACGTACACCGGCATTGTGTTACGCCCATCACTGACTGGAATGGACGTAGATACGGTGTAGATACAGGTACCCTTAGCGACTTTGGCCCGCATGTTGATAAATTTGCATACGGCGAGGACAACCCATACAATTGGGCAAGCGGTTTTGCCGTAGCTACGTTTGATCACGAAGGTAAATTACTTCCGCCAGAACTGGTTACTGTAATGGATGGGAAGGCTTACTGGCGCGGTGCAATCATATGAGGCAATGTAAAAATTGTATTCATTGGCGTGCTAGCGGGTTAAATCCTTACGAGGGGGATTGCCTGTGGATGGTTGAGGTTACAGACAGCCAATACAGTTGCAGGGAGCATAAGTCAGCTGATGATCCAGCGCCCATTAAAGCCAGTGACAGTGATATGGCGGGACATTTTTGATGATGGTCCTAACTGGCAGGATGGCGATACGCATCTGCTGCCCGTCATTGTAAAGACCACCGGATATCTCCTGACGGATAACAAAAAGCACATCGTTGTCGTGAGGGATTATTACGACCACCAAGGTAAACGAACCTTGGGCGGTCGCGTTGCTATACCAAAAGGCTGCATAGATAAAATTACCTATCTTGTCGCAAAGCCCGACAAAGGTTAAAAGGTAGCACGATCTAATCAGGAGGCCACCATGGCTAAATCACCGGCTTGGCAACGTTCAGAAGGTAAATCACCGTCTGGTGGTTTGAATGAAAAAGGCCGCGCATCTGCCAAGGCTGAAGGCCATAACCTGAAGGCCCCGACAAAAGACAAAGATAATCCGCGGCACGATAACTTTTGCTCTCGCATGACCGGCATGAAGCGCAAGCTTACCGGCTCCGCCAAGGCGGCAGACCCAGATAGCCGTATCAACAAATCATTGCGTAAGTGGGGCTGCTAATGGCTAAGGAATTCTGGGATAAGTCACTGCCCAAGG